CGTTTTGCCGTATACAAATTTCTGTTTTCCGTTGGACAATGTCACCTTGCGTTGATAGCGGCCATCTTTTCTTTTTTTGAGTCTTGCCATAATAAAATAAACCTCCTTTAGGTACACTTTGACAAGCCTACCCAAAAGAGGTATAATCACAGTGTCGGTTGTGACTGCTCTTTTTGAGTAAGCCAATCTATTTGAACGCTCTCGGTGTTGGTAGCACCGGGGGCGTTTTTTCGTTTATAAGCAATTAAAATCTATGCCTTTGTAATCAGTCCAATAATGTACTGCTTTTTCAACAAATTCTTCTTCAAGGTTGAAATACTCGGCAATCTCCCAATTTTCTGTCATGCCCATCTTGTAGCAATTCAGAATTTCGTTAACAGGGAGATACTTTTCGACAGAAGCAGCAAATGCCCGATGCTCTGCCTGTTCTTTTACCTCAAAGGGACTATAGGCGCGGTAAAAAGCGCCGCTCATGTAATGCCCTGCTTCATGTGCCAGCACAGTGCGTTCCTGTGCGGCGGTTTTGCATTTGCTGCGATCAATGACAAGGAAATTGTCAAAGAACGCGATTGCGAAATTGTTTTTGAGTTTAACATCCACAACGTCTACGTTCAAAGCTTCCAGATCATCATACATACAGCAAACGGCTGTGTTCATGCATTACACACCTGATTTCTTTTTTTTGTTCCGTTCGGCCTTTGCGCGCATAGCGACCATAAGATCGTCAATATCATCGGGGGTAAGATCATCCTTTACATCCCCGTAAAAGGCAATCAGTTCATCTTTGACAGCCTGATTCTCATTTTGAGAGTCGGGCTGTTTTTCTTTTGAATCGGCATTCCCTAAAAGATAATCAACAGAAACACCGTAAAAAGCAGCGATTTCATTCACATAGCGTCGATAGGACTTGTTACGTCCATTCAGCCAGTTTGTGATGACATTGGGGTGAATTCCAAGATGCTCCGCAAGTTCTTTCTTGGCACCGTGCCGCGGCCCGATGCACTCAATGATTCTTTCTAACAATATATCCATACTACACCGCCTGATTTTGTGCATAAAAGACAAAACCACACAAAACACGCAAAGTGCCGTTGACACCAAACAAAATGCGTGGTATAGTATAGCCATACCACACAAAACACACAACAAACAAAACTGCTTTGTGTGATATGGACAGGTGGTTTTGTGATTTGTTTGATTTGCACTATTATCATATCACAAAACCAAACAAAACACAACTATAAATCTATACAAAGAAAGGAGGACGTTCATGGGGGAACTGTATACCTGCAAGGATGTAGCAGAACGGTACGGTGTTCAGATCATTACCGTATGGGAGTGGATTCGTAAGAAGAAGCTCGGTGCAATCAAAATCGGAAAGGAGTACAGGGTCAGCGCTGAAGACATCAAAGCGTTTGAGCGCTCCCGGCGGACGATTTGATTTTGAAGATGCCACATCAACAAGTGGGGGAGGTGAATTTGGTGGACGAAATGGTTGATAGACTGCTTGACATTCTGGCTGATAAATTAACTGAGCGCCTGAGCGCAGGACACAAAGAACTGTACACTGCAAAAGAGCTTGCAGAGCGGTACGGGGTATCATGCGCCACGATTCGCAACAAGATGGCTGCCGGAGAGTTTGGAGAACTCGTTAGTGTCGGCGAGAGAACGCGGCTTGTGCCGTGGGCAGGAGTGCAGGCTTACGAATCTACACACACAGGAATGAGCACAAAAAGGACTTCGGAAAAGCATAGGGCCGTTTCGCATGGCAATCCGGGTCCGATTTGACAAATAAAAAGGCACCGTCCCGTTGCAGCAGGACGATGCCGAAAGGTGCGATGCGCCGAACCGCTTCAAGGAAAGGCTGCATCATCGTTTTTTAGTGTAACTTATTTCCGGCTGGAAATCAAGTACAAGAGAAAGTTTGTAGCTATGACCCACGAGGAACAGATTTCTTTGTTTGAAGCACTTGCGCTGAATGGCGCATGGAGCAACGCGGCCTGTACCGGATACTGCCTGCTGGCTATGCAGAGAGCCGGGCTTGACGAAAAGACCATCGAAAAGGTGCTGCATGAACTGCACTGGGCATTCGATGACATCAGCGTTGAACAGGCCGAGAAGATCTATTGCGGCGGGGAGGAGTAAAGATGCAGGAATTGCTGATGTTCATGTACCACCTCACCCCCGATCAGGCGGCGGCTCGTGTCCCGTTGTTCCAGTTCTGGCTGACCGCTTTTGGGGCGGCGCTGCTGATCTGGTTGGATAGCAAGGGCGTGTTCGATGTTTTTGGAGCATGGCTCGGCCGTGTTCTCCGTGATACTGCGGTAGGTGACCTGATCCGCAAGTTTATGTGATTTCGGGCTTGTCCCGGTTATTTTTCTGAAAGAAAAGGAGATTTCAATGAAGTACGGAAGAAGTTTGCAGGAGCTGGCGATTGAACTTGACCGGCAGGCCAAGGTCAAAAAGGACTACGTTGCCACGGCGGGCGCTATGCAGATGACCGCCGTCAACGAGAACTTTGACCTCGTGATCGGCAACACCCCGTTCCAGCTGAACGAAAATGCCCACCGTCAGCTGGGATTGCAGTTGAAGATCCCGGCTCCCTACTACGAGCGGATGCGGGCAGAGAACCCCGGCTTGCTGATGGCAAACGTCAATGGCTGGTTCCAGCAGTCCCCGGACACCCGCCGCATGGTTCGCACCCTTGATGGTACCGCCCGCGCCATCCTCTCCGACCGCTACCGCCGTATCGACAACTACGAGGTTGCACAGACGGTCCTGCCGATTATCTCTGAAATGCAGGGAGCCCGCATTGAAAGCTGTGAACTGACCGATACCCGCATGTACATCAAGGTTGTCAATGAGCGCATCCAGACCGAAGTAGTGCCGGGGGACATCGTTCAGGCCGGCATCCTGATTTCCAATTCTGAGGTCGGCATGGGCAGCGTTTCCGTGAAGCCTCTGATTTACCGTCTTGTCTGTACCAATGGCATGGTGGCGGATGTGGGTGTTGGCAAGCGCCATGTTGGCCGCATCAATGAAAGCGTGGATGGCGATTTCGGGATTTTCCGGGATGAGACCATCGAAGCCGACGACCGGGCATTCCTGATGAAGATTGAGGACACCGTCCGGGCGGCGGTCGATGAAGCCCGGTTCAATGCGCTGGTGCAGAAACTCCGGGATGCCAAGGAAGCACCCATTCTCCCGGCGGCGGCTCCCAAGGTGGTTGAGCTTGCGGCCAAGGAGTTCAACATCCGCCAGAACGAGAGCGAGGGCATTCTGGGACATCTTATCGCGGGCGGTGACCTTTCCCTCTATGGTCTGGCAAACGCTGTCACACGGCACGCGCAGGACGTGCAGAGCTACGACCGCAGCACTGAGCTGGAAGCCACCGGCTACAAGATCATCACCATGCAGCCCTCGTTGCTGAAGCGCTGGAATGAGGAGGTGAGCATCGTATGAGTGGCAGACACATGAATGCCCGGCCCAAAAGGCTGACCCGCAAGCAGAAAGAAGCCCTTTCTGCACATGGCTGGGATTCCCGGCAGTACCTTTTCATTCAGGACAGCCCGGATGCCGGCGGCTGGGTTCTGATGAACAAGACCACCGGCCATTATGAAGTATTCAAAAATTGAAAGGAGAGTGCGATATGGCACAGGATACCGCATTGCAGGTCATTGAACTTCAGCAGTTGCCTATCATTGTCGAGCGGCTTCACAGCGTAAAGGCCGACATTGAGCGGCGCACCGCCGAAGCCACCTCGCTGATCTGCACCGAAGAAACCTATAAGAGCGTCAAAGATGCCCGCGCCCAGCTTACCAAGGAATTCAAGGAGTACGAAGCCCAGCGCACGGCCATCAAGAGCAAAATCCTTGAACCCTACAATGCCTTTGAGCAGGTCTATCGGGAGTGCGTGACGGCACCGTTCCAGCAGGCAGATGCCGAACTGAAGCAGAAAATCGCGGATGTGACCTCTGGCATTGTGGCTCAGAAGACGGAAGCGCTCATGGACTACTACGGTGAACTGGTGGAAGCCGCCGACATTGATTGGCTGGATAATCTGACCTACC